TGCTTGAGCTTGAGCGTCAGCAGAAAGAGGGCTTGCTGGTTAAGGCTGAAGAGGTTGAACATGAATGGGTTGAGGTAATCACTCGCGCAAGAACAAAGTTACTGGGTATTCCAACCAAGGCAAAACAGCGGATACCAGATTTGGATACAGACGCAATTGGTGTTCTGGATGATATTGTGCGTGAAGCTTTAGAAGACCTTGCTGTTGAAGGGGAATAACGCAGTAAAGCTCAGAAAAGCGGCATTTTTGGCGTTCAAGCCGCCAAAGAAGATGACTTTGAGCGAATGGGCGGACTCTTATGCGTATTTAAGCGCAGAATCAAGCGCAGAAGGCGGCAGATGGCACACGCTCCCTTATCAGAAGGGAATTATGGATGCAATTACGGATCCAAAGATAGAGCAGATCACTGTGATGAAAAGTGCCCGTGTTGGGTACTCGAAAATCCTTAACCACGTTGCTGCGTTTCATATCCACCAGGATCCATGCCCGATCATGATCGTGCAGCCCACGATTGAGGATGCGCAGGGCTACTCGAAGGAAGAGATTGCTCCGATGTTGCGTGACACGCCTTGCCTGCGTGGTGTTGTGAGCGAGGCGAAGTCAAAAGATGGCGCGAACACTATCTTGCAGAAGCAGTTCCCTGGCGGGAGCTTGAGCTTGGTTGGCGCAAACTCACCACGCGGCTTCAGAAGGGTGAGCCGCCGTGTTGTGCTGTTTGACGAGATTGACGGCTATCCGGCATCAGCTGGCACCGAGGGTGATCAGATCAAGCTTGGCATTCGCCGAACGGAGTATTACTGGAACCGCAAGATCGTGTCGGGCAGTACGCCAACGGTGAAGGATTTCAGCCGTGTGGAGCGCATGTTCCTGCAGGGTGATCAGCGTCGATATTTCGTACCGTGCCCTGACTGCGGTCACATGCAGTACTTGAAGTGGGCAAACATCAAGTGGCGAGATGATGATCCCGATACTGCGAGCTATGCGTGCGAGGGATGTGGCGTGTGGATCCCTGCGTCGAAAAAGCGTTGGATGGTTGAACGCGGTGAGTGGCGGCCCACCGCGCCAGGGAACGGCAAACATGTGTCGTTCCACATCTGGGCAGCTTACAGCTACAGCCCGAACGCAACTTGGCAGAACCTAGTTGAGGAATTTCTGGATGCAAAGAATGACGCAGAGCAGCTAAAGACGTTCGTCAATACGGTGTTGGGCGAGACGTGGGAAGACGAGTATGCGTCGAAGGTTGGCGCGGATGCTTTGAGTGAACGTGCTGCGATTGAGGAGTACCAGCAGGGCAATGTGCCAAGCGAGGCTTTGCTGCTGACCATTGGTTGCGACGTGCAGGATGATCGCCTTTCGCTGAGTGTTTGGGGATGGGGTCGCGAGGAGCAGGGTTGGTTGATTGACCGGGTGAAGATCTATGGTGACCCTTCTCGTGGTGAGGTTTGGAAGCAGCTAGACGAGATCCTGCAGGCGCCGTATCCGGGCGATGGCGACCGGAAGCTGAAGCCGATGGTGGTGGCGATTGACTCTGGCGGTCACCACACGGCAGAGGTGTATCAGTACGCAAGAGAGCGGCAGAACCTAGGCGTAGTCGCGATTAAGGGTATGTCTACGAAGAACAAACCGCCGATTGGAAAAGCGAGCAAAGTTGACCTGAATGCGAATGGGAAGACGCTGAAGAAGGGCGCTCAGGTATTCCCGGTGGGTTCGGACACGATCAAGTCGCTGTTATTTGGCAGGTTGAAGCACAACGACCCTGGTCCGGGTTATTTGCATTTTTATCCAACGGTTGAAAATGATTATTTCGAGGAGTTGACGGCGGAGAAGCAAATCATGCGATTCAGGAATGGATTTCCTGAAAGAATTTGGGTCAAGAAAAGCAGCGCAAGAAATGAGGCATTGGACGAATTGGTTTATGCGTATGCGGCGCTAAATCGCGTGTATCAGATCAAGGATCGCAGGACGCTATGGGACCAGATGGAGAAGCCACCAGAAGAGCGCAAAACACGTCGCAGTGTGCAGGTCAAGAAGAGTGGAAGGAGTTTCGTTAATCAGTGGTAAGAGTTAGACTTCGGCATATCAGTCGATAATTCTGTCGATGGCGATCCCACCGTCCATAACAAGTGGCGTGGATGCGGTGTGGACTGATGCCGAGACCGTTGATGTTTTTGGCGACGCAGTAACTAGCACCACTCATACGCTTACTTATTACTTTCGCCTGAACACTGCAGGCGAGGGCGTGACTGCTACTGCGGTTGCGTATAACAGCGGCTGGAAGACCACGCTGTCAGCTGCAGTGACTGGCGCGATGGATGCCAGTCCTGATTGGTATTTTCAGGCAGTTGCGACAAAGATCAGCGACGGCACGATTCAGGAGTACAGCCGAGGGCAAATCGAAGTCAAGGCTTCGTTGGCATACTCCGGTTCGCCTGCTGCATTCGACGGAAGGACGCAGGCACAGAAAGATTTAGATGCTGTTCAGGCTGCAATTCGCAGCTTGATTAGCGGCGGCGCTGTTTCCGAATATCGAATTGGCAATCGCAACCTTAAGCGATACGACTTGTCTGAATTGATTGAATTGGAGTCAAGGCTAAAGTCAGTTGTGGCTAAGGAAAACAAAGCCAAGCTGATCGCTTCTGGTCTTGGCGATCCACATAATCTTTACGTTCGATTCGATCGAGGCTGATGGGACTTCGTACACGATTTCTTAGAAGGCTTGGGTTGCAGCCAATTCCGCAGCAACAGCCTCGTCGCCGCCGCCGCAGCTATGCAGGCGCGATCATTTCGCGACTGACGAATGATTGGATGAGCACTCAGTCGAGTGCTGATGCTGAAATTCGCAACAGTTTGCGCAAGTTGCGTGATCGTTCCCGCGAAATGGTGCGGAACAATCCGTATGCAAAGCAAGCGAAACGCACAACACAAATTAATGTTGTCGGCAGCGGCATCAAGCTGCAATCACAGGTGCAGCAGGTCCGTAGCCGTAAGCCAAGCGAGGCTATTAACCGGCTGATCGAAGAAAAGTGGAATCTGTGGACTCGCGCTCAGCACTGTGATGTTGCCGGTCGGCACAGTTTCCACATGATGGAATGGCTGGCGACTGGTGCCTTGCCTGAGTCAGGCGAGGCGTTGTTTCGGATCATTCGTCGCCCGTTTGGTGGCAGCCGAGTGCCATTGGCGCTTGAGATGCTTGAGTCCGACGTTTTGGATGAGGAGTATCAGGGCCCGACGCTTGCGAAGAAGAATGAGTGGCGGATGGGTGTTGAGGTCAACGAATGGGGCCGCCCTGTGCGGTATGCATTCCTGACTCGTCATCCGGGTGATTACTGGTTCCAGAACGCACCACAAAAGGGAGACAAGCATGTATTCCTGCCTGCAGAGGACGTAATTCATCTGTTCCTGCCGGAGCGCCCTCAGCAGCATCGCGGTGTGCCTTGGTTCCATCCCGTGATGTCCGATGCGCATCAGTTGCAGGGCTACGAAGAGGCAGCAGTGATCCGCGCTCGCGCTGGCGCATCGATCATGGGCTTTGTCACGAGCCCTGAGGGCGAGCTTGACGGCGATGATGTCGAAGATGGCCGCCGGATTTCAGAGTTTGAGCCTGGGATGTTCAAGTACCTGGAGCCAGGCCAGAACGTAACGGTTCCAAACATCGACTCGCCTGATCAGCAGTTTGAGATGTTTGTGCGCAATAAAGTGCGCAGATTTGCAAGTGGTTTTGGATGTAGCTACGAGACTCTGAGCCGCGACTTCAGCGAGACGAATTACAGCAGCTCAAGGTTGAGCTTGCTTGAGGACCGCGAGCACTGGAAGGTTGTGCAGGCTTACCTAATCGAGCACTTCCATAACCGTGTATTCCGCGAGTGGTTGAACCTTGCGGTTTTGGCCGGTGAGCTGCCGTTCGATGACTACGACACTCGTCCTGAGCGTTATGACTCACCGCGATGGATGGCTCGTGGCTGGGATTGGGTTGATCCGCTGAAGGAGGCGAAGGCTTACCGCGAGATGGAGCAAGCGGGCTACATGACGAAAGCGCAAATTGTCGCGAAACTGGGCGGCGATTTTTACGACAACCTCACTGAGTTTGCGAGAGAGCAACAAACAGCAACTGATCTTAATGTTGAGCTTGACAAGGACATCATTGAGCAGCCGCCGGAGGTTATTGAGTAATGCCCGCAATGCCGACAGAAGGGATGCGCGAAGAAGCGCAGCGTTACAGGGACTGGAAGGAAGAGGGGCGTGAAGGTGGCACTGATGTCGCTGCTCGTCGCGCTTCTCAGATTCTTAGTGGCGATGAGTTGAGCGATGAGACCATCGTGACCATGAGCGCATGGTTCGCTCGACACGAAGTGGACAAGCAAGCGGAGGGGTTTAGCCCAGGAGAGGAGGGTTATCCATCTCCAGGGCGTGTCGCATGGGCCGCATGGGGCGGCGATGCAGGTAAAACTTGGTCTGATCGACTTGTTGAGGCTATGGATCGTTCAATTGAAACCGAGCAAAGGGCAGAGCCTGATGCTTTGAGTGTTGGTGACTTTGTCAGCTGGAATAGTTCTGGTGGTCGTGCTCGCGGAAAGATTGAGCGAATTGAGCGCGATGGTTCAATTGACGTGCCTGATTCTGAGTTCACTGTTAATGGCACTGAAGAAGATCCTGCGGCCCTGATTCAGGTTTATCGCGAGGGTGATGATGGCTGGGAAGCTACCGAGACTAAAGTAGGACATCGATTTAGTACACTGACAAAGATCGAAGCATTACGCGCAATGGAAGTTGATTCTGAAGCGCCAGAAGTTGTCGCAGAGGAAGAGTCCAAAAAGGATTTGACTCGCGAAATTGAAGGCACAAAATTCCAGCGTGTTGAATCCACAAGTTTCAACATGCTTGACGATCGGAGCATGGAATTTCCATTTAGCTCCGAGTATCCCGTGGCTCGCTATTTCGGCAACGAAGTTTTGAGTCATGAGATGGAGTCCGCGAATCTTTCGCGGCTCAACGATGGCGCACCGCTGTTGTTTAATCATGATCCAGATCGCATGATCGGCGTTGTCGAGCGTGCATGGATCGATGGTGAAAAGAAAC